CTTCTATCTCGAAGTACTTTGGTATTTCGACTTCCTTGCCGTCGATTGTCTTTTTCTCTGTAGGCTGCCATTTTACCATCTGATCCCATAGCTGGTTTGCTGTGTCAATGAAGCCTTTCCATCCTTTAAACATTTCCTGTTTCACCTCCCATATCCTTTTATCGATTATTGATTGGGTTTCCTCTTTGTTTTTACCCGCTTCTGCCTCGAGTGCATCTGCTTGAGTATTAAGCAGCTTAATTTCTGCTTCGTTCTTTCGCTCGCTCATCCGCACCTGTCGTAGTGACATCAACGCTTGCAGTTGTGCATTAGGATCGGCCGCTGATCCTGCTCCGGCAGCACCCGTTGCCCCCATGGGGGCGCCCGTCGTCGATCCTGCCCCCCCACCGCTGGCCCCGCCTCCGCCATACATTAGGCCTGGAGACAATCCTGCTGCATCCATTTGTGCGACTTTGTTAGCGTAGCTTTGGTCTTGGTAAGTTCTGTTGTATAATACCTGCTGCCTTTCGAACGCATTCTTCGCTGCCATTTCTCCGTATTTGTAGTTTATTTGAGCTGCGTTCTCCACCATTTCTTTTTGCTGCTGTATCTGTTTTTTCCTGCCTATGCCTAGCGTATTGAGGATTGCCGATGCGCCGCCAAGGATTCCCGAGAGAGGGTTTGCGAAACTCTCTCCTTTTTCGAGTAGTTCCAGTAGTTTTTTAAAGTTCATTTTCGTTCTTTTTTAAAAAGAATTTGTATACAATATTCTTGTTATATATGTATAAACGTCTACCGCCCTGTGCCACACGTATTTGTGAGGGTTAAAAGAGGGGGGCGGAATTATCCCCCCTCTTTGAGTTTTGGTAGAGCTTTATACGACTGCTTTAGCTCTTTTCGGGATCGGTTTTTACTCCTGTCCCGAAATCTTTCACGGCTTCGGTTTCACCCTTGTTTTTTGCGATCTGATTTGCTGTGCTTTGGTTGATCTTATCCATCGCGTCTATCGCTACTTCGAATCGATCTGTCCTTATGTCGAATTCGGGTTGTACTCCATCTTTCTTTTCTGTATAGATTGTTGGAAATACTCCGTCCTCCATGTTGTTGGCTTCGCCGTTGATTATCTTCCTCAGTTTTACCTCTCTTGGTTCTGCTTGGTATGTTAGGTTTGGATTGTTGATATATCCTCTTCTACTTTTTGCTGTTTTCATGGTGTTATAAATTTGGAATTTGTTTTGCTGACATTACTCGGCGTGCTGTTACATCAAATGCTACTTGTACCCAGAAGTTTTGCGAGCTCAGTCTTGACTCTGCGAATATATTGTTGTATATCGTAGGATCAATGTAGGTTGATGCGTTATCAATCGTGCCGTCCTTATTTTCTTCGTACACTCTATTTAAGCACATGAATGCTAAAGGCATTCCTGCGGCAAATTCGCCGTATGTTTCGTTTACATCTGTTGTATATTCGATCCATGACGGTTGTTTTCCTAGAGACTGGTATATGGGAGTGTGGTACTCTTCTAATTCTGTATTCCATGCAGCTATTTCTTCTGTGATAAGCTCTTGGAATCCGATCGCGTCCAGTGTTGGCTTATGGAAGTCATCCATAGTCTCTAGTCTTGTCCACCATTTGTTGCCTTGACTGTAATCAATTCGAGGTGTGATCGAGCCTAGGGCCATGATCATGCTGGGTTCTGTGCATTTGATTTTTAATCCCCTTCCGGATTTGTACATGGTTGCAATTCCTCGTCCGGCAAGTGTTCCTAATGGTTCTTCATCTGTTGCTGAGTTTGATACGATTTCGTCAAATGCGATTTCGCTTTGCATTCCGCCGCAGAATATAGGAGACTCAGGCAGTGTTGCGCTTCTAATTCCATATGTTGCTTCTCGCCATGCTTGATAAGTGCCGTCTGTGATCGCGACGCGGTTTAGCATGTTGAATATTTTCTTTTGAAGAATCAGAGCGTCCATGGTGAGCTTTCCATCGGTCACATCTACTGCTGTAATTGCATTAATTCCCCCTGTTGTTCCGTCGATCCATTCGGTGTTTAGCCAGTTGTTGAATCTGTCGCTAAGGTATGTTTTTACCGCCAACCCTGCTTGTGAATACCATGCGTTTGAACTGTTATATTTGTCTCTGCGGTTATAGGTTGGTAGTCCTATAGTTTTCATTGCGGCTCCGTATGGCATTGTAGCGCCGTCTACTACATATGCTGATGTACTGGGTGCGGTTAAGATTTTATTTCGTTCTTCGTCGATGTTTTTTAATGGAAATGGTGTTAATTTGATTTTTTGGTTGTCCGGCATTGTCAAGAAGTTATTCCCTGCTATGTTTAGATTGTATGCAATGTTGATTGGCTTCTTGACTTGGTACACGTAAATGTTGGTCGCCTTTCTCGGGTTTTCTGGTTTCCTTAGTCCCATTGCTTCCGGATCTGTTCGCTCGAATATAAAGGCGTCTCCAAGTCTTGTCAGTTTGTTGACTTTTTGTGTAGGTCTTTCCGGATCATTCGTTAAGAATTGTATTTCATTGACTTCCTCAGGCGATATTTTTTCCTCGAATTCCAGTTTGATAAAACTCGGTGCTTGATTTGACGGATTGAGTGGGTATGCTTCACTTAAGTTTTCTGTCCACTCTCTATTCCAAGCAACTCCATCTCCTGCAGTGATTTTCTTCCAAATATGGTTTATTCCGGTGACTACGTATGCGTTTTCTTCTTGTTTATTGGCGTAGTAGTTTTTGAATATGTCCCAGTATGCCAGATTGAATATCGCGGGAAATCTTCGGCTTTGTGAATTGGTCTTGGAGCGTCCAAATCCCTTTATTCCCAGGTATGAGAGTAATGAGCTCGGGTTGACTTGTCCCCTGTTGGTATCGTTTTCATAGATTGATGAGGTAGCGGTGCTTACTAGAAAACATGGCAGTAATACCTTGCTCATGTTTAGTCCTACTCCCAAGGCATTATTGTGCAGCGCTGCTATGTAGAGCCTGATCGGAATTACGAATACGTCGATCTGATGTTTGAAGCTTCCGAATACAGGTCCGGTTGTTGGCAGCGTCTTTACTTTTGTTGTGATGTCGATGTAGAACGTCGTTCCATCCAAACCTATTTGGCACCAATAGGGAACGATCGTGCCGCATGCTTGTGATGTTCGGATTATTTTCCCTATGTTGTGCGATGATCTGCCGAAATTAGGCAGATATACCTCCATTTTGCTTTCGCTTCGGAGTCTGTCTCCTCCTAGTGTCTTCTTCATGGCTTATTCCTCTTGAGTGTTTGTCATTTGGTTATTTACGTGCGAAATGAATATGAGTGTCGCGGTTAAGATGTCGTCCCACGTTTTTTTAGATAGGTGTTTTTCGGCATCCTCTTTAGTGTCGAATTCTTTCCCGTTTACGAGTGCACCGCACGTTGTGATTACCCATTTGTTGTTTTTGTTGCGAATCAGTACGAATGGGCCCTTTTTTGATACTTCTCTTTCTTCGATTTCGAGGTTTACACCTTTGAGTTCTTCTTCTTTTTTCTTGCTTTCAGCAAGCAGTTGATTTCTGAATTTGTTGTCCATGTTACTTGATTTTTGTTGATGTTGATACTTCGATCGTGTCGATTTTGATGCCATTTGCTTTGAGGAAGTGTTTGTGAGTGCATCCCTGCTCCATGATCACGGCGGCTGCCGCGCCGATCGCAGCTGCTATTACTGCGATCCATTTTACGATTTTCTTTACTTTTTCATTCATAGGTCTAGTGATAATTGGTATTCAACAAATCTGGTTTTGATCGTTACTATTCTTCTAACGACAGGTTCGTACATTTCTTTTCTTTCGTTGTATCCCCAGTCGATCACCTCGTAGAAATTAACGCCGGTTCTTATTGGATTATGAGTGTTCATATATTCATTGTCATATAGCTCTCCATCTTCTGTTACGTAGTATGTTCCTTCGTATTTGAAGTTTCGTTGAGACACTCTGTCGGCGCCGATCAGCTTCACTAGGTTGTCTGATCTGTCTCCGATGGCTCCTCCGGTGGGGTAGGTATCAGTATTTTGTTTCGTTTTAACACGTCTTCTAGATTCCTGATTCCAAACTCTGTTTTCCATATTTCATGAATTAGCTGCTCTTTTTTTATGATTAAGTCTGCATATCCTTTGCATATTTCACTTTTTTCTCTTTCCGTCATACTTTTTGATTGATTGCCAGTATTTTACTGCGTTTACATACTCTTTATACTGCTCAATTGTTTCTACTTTGATAGGAGTTTTGTTGTAGTACTTTATCTGCTTCTCCTCCTTTATAATTCGGAGGGCTTCGCGTTCTTGATCTGTCCATATTTTTTGTTTGTAATATGTTGGTAATGCGGCTTTTATTCCGGATTCCGTTCTATACGTTTCTTCTGTGAATCTGTCTTGATACTTGTGCCTTCTGAGTGTGTTTTTGTTTATGTAGCCTATTCCGATCTTTTTTGAAGTGAATATCTTTCCGTTGAATTTGGGGTTGTCTTCGTCTCTCTTCGTTATGTATTTTATGATGTAGTTTATCGTTCTTTCATTCACTTCGTATCCGAAGAATATCCAGCCATACCCCCATTCTTTCTCGAATTGTTCTTCTGTTAATTCTGTCCATATAATGCCGTGCAGATGTATTCTTTTGGTGTTATCATGTCCTAGCTCTGTGATCAGCCAGTGCTTTAGTGGTGCCTTGTATTTTTTCCACCATCGCTTCCTGAATAGACTAATTGCTTTTTGAGGTGCCTTGTTTGGTTCTTTTTCGTCATATTCCAGCTTTTTTAGGCTCTCTTCGGAGAATGTCAGTGTCGCAAATATAATGTTTTTTGGATTTGATTTTATTTCTTCCATTAATCTCACTCTCCATTCATTTGCTTTTGCGCGTCTGCATTCTTCGCAGTACCCGCATGGAATTTGAATCCATCTTAGACGGCAATCCTTTATTCCTTTGCGTTTTTCATTCGATCTGGCGTATCTTGGATTCTCGATGGTACTTGGATATAGACACATTGTTTTTATTTGAAATTTTCCCTTTTAAAATCATTTTTCTCTTACCATTTTGTTGTTACAGTTTTATCTACTCCTTTGAATTGCATTTCCGGATCGAAATGCTGTGTTACTGTTGTTGAGTTCTTGGGGGGTGTTTCGCTCATCCTTTTTTCCGTGTATTCTCTGATCAGTTTTCCTGTTTTCCCTCCGATCGTTAGATTTCCTACTACTTGTGCTAGCTTGATGATCGTGTTTGCTATCTCGGTCCAGTATTGAAGCTCCCGCAGTTCTGCGGTTGCCTCTTCGGTTCTCTTTTTTGCTTCGAGCATCTTTGCTTCTGCCTTCTGGGTCTCGCCTGCTGCATAATAGTATGCTGCCTGGGCCATCCCGCTGCATGCATCCGCGTTTATCTTTCTGATCTCTGCTGATAGTTTCTGGTCTGCGTATATGCTCTCTAGAGTTTTGATCGCTGCCGTTCCTTCGAGGATTTGTTTTTCAGCTGT